GAGAGCCGATGCCCGACGAGGAGTTCCACACCGCGGTCGAGCGGGTCGGCGTGACGAAGAGCCGCAAGACCCTTCGTCGCGAGGCGGAGCGCACGGCGGTCGAGGACCTTCGGACGATGGTCATCGGCCTTCAGGCTCAGGTGTTGGCGCTGCGCGGTGGCGGTGAGCTCCCGGCAGGTTCGACCGCGGAAGCAAGTCAGGCCGAGGCTCAAGCCGAGCTTGTCCTGGCCGAAGCCAAGCGCGAGCTCGAGGAGACGCGAGTTGCCCTGGGCGAGCGTGAGCGCGAGCTCGAAGACCTTCGCGCCAAGGCTCAGGCCGCCGCCGACCTCGAGGCCGAGGCCGCCGAGCTCCGCGAAGAGGCCCAGACCGCGCGCGCCGAAGCGGCCGAGCTCACGGAAGAGCTCGAGCAGGCGACGGCTCCTGCCAAGCTGCTCATCGACCCGTCGTCGATGACGCTCAAGCAGCTCGACGCCGCCATCGCTGCGGAGGGCGTGTCCGGCGTCGACTTGTCGCGCGCGCTCACGCAGGAGCTCGGCCGCGAAGGTGGTCCTCGCACGGGGGCGGTCGAGGCCTTGACCAAGGCGATCGCCGGCGGGGTCTGACGTGGCCCTGTATGCGGAGGTCGAAGATGTGCTGCGCGTTCTCGGGGGAACCCTCGATGGCGTGCAGACGCACTTCGATCTCCAGCTCTGGGACGGCACCTACCCGACGACCAACGTCACCGTCGACGGGAACCAGTTTGCGGTGCCGGACACGATCCTGACGAGGATTGGAGTTCAGCTCGAGAACGCGGACTCGCGGATGGACGGCTACGTGCTCCAGGCCTACAAGGCCCGGCCCGACCCCGTGCCTGCGCACCTGCGCCTGGGCACCGCGCAGCTCGCCGCCTACCACACCCTCACCACCGACGGCGTCCGCACCGACTACATCGACAAGCTCCACGAGGAGACGCGGGCCTACATGAAGGACCTGGCTGCGGGGAAGTTCGACCTGGGGATCGTCGCACCGCGACCTCGGCATCGAGCGCCGGCGGCGATCGTCGTTCGAGGAGTTGGTGGGGGCGGCCCTTCGTCCCGAGCTCGGCGTCGCCGACGAAGGAAGTGCGGCTGTTGACGATCGAAATCCGAGTTCGCGGGGTCGAGCAAGTCGAGCAGCTCGACGACTACTGGGGGATCTGGTGGCCCGAGTATCCGCTGCGCCTCCTCTCGGAGGCGGTGGTGGAGGACGGTCGGCTTCGCCTCGAGGACGACACGACGGCGCCGGACGGGACGCCATGGAAGGAGTGGTCCGAGGCCTACGCGAACACCCGCGGCCCCGACGACAAGCTGCTCTACGACTCCGGGGACTTGGCCGAGAGCCTGACCTTCGAGCGCCGCGGCGTGGGTACGATCTACGAAGTCGGGAGCGAACTCGACTACGCCCTGGTCCACCAAGAGGGGTCGCGCGACGGGACGATCGAGGCTAGGCCGTACATCGGCATCAGCCGCGAGCTCAGCCACGCGATCGACGACATCTACTCCTCGGACTTCGACAGGAGGTGGTCCGGGTTCCGGGCCTGATCTGCGATGTCGCTCGGTATCGAACCACTGCCTCTGGACGCTGACTCGGCGCTGTTGATCGCTCGCGACCAAGTCGTCGAGTGCGTCGACGAGTGGACGGTCAACTTTCGCAAGGCGAAGACCGTCGGTCACGCAGGAAAGGTCACCTGGCAGTACCTGCGGGAGCAGGCCAGGATGGCGCCCAAGTCGATCATCACGGTGATCAGCGGCCGCAACGCCCGGCTCGGCGGCGGCAAGAAGACGTTGTTCACCTCGACCTTCATCTGGTTCATCGTCAGTCGAGGGCGCATCCAGGACCGAACCAAGCTGGGGCTGCTGCTGACGGGAGAGGCCATCCGCTTCGTCACGGACCCGCCCTGGATGGATGTCCCAGGCTCCGCGTTCTCAATGACGCCGGTCGCCGAGAGCGTCGAGTTCAAGGCTCTCTACGAGGACAAGGACGAGAAGAACGGCCTCTCGGTCTGGGCCGTCCAATGGCGCCAGGCCGTAGATCTCACCACCGCTCGCCGGCCGCCGTCGACGCCGCGCGAGCCCTTGCAGAGGCTCGACGGCACTGCGACCATTGCAGGCGAGCCCAACGACGACGAATTCGAGACCCACTCGGAGCTGCCATGAAGACGATGTTCATCAAGCCGACCACCACCGACGTAGGCCGCGGGCGCGAGCCAACGCGCCTTCGCTACATCCGCGGCGGGCGCGGAGGCACCGCCCACGAGCTGCCCACCGACGGGGCCTTCGTCACACTCGAGGGCGAGGAGGGGATCTTCTGGCGGAAGCGCGTCGCCGAGGGGAGCGCCGAGAAGGTCGATCCGCCGAAGGACGCGAAGCCCGAGACGCACCGGCTCAAGCTGGTCCCGCGGTCCGGGCCCAACGAAGCCAAGATCAAGGCCGCTCGCGAGCGCGCCGAGAAGGCCAAGGCGGCCCAGAAGAAGATCGCCGAGGCGCAGAAGACCGGCGCGAGCGCGCCGAAACCCACGCCGGCCCCGAAGGGCCAGGAGGGCTGATCGATGGCGGCTGTTCCCAACACGACCTTCGAGATCTCTGACGAGCGCGTCAGCTCGCCGAGCACCGACAACATCAAGATCCTGCTCATCGGCATGAAGCTGCCGTCGGGCGCGGGCGCGGTGAACACGCCCCAGCAGATCTTCTCCACGGCCGAGGCCATCGCCTTCGCGGGCGAGGGGAGCCAGCTCGTGCAGATGGTTCGGTACGCGCGGAACTTCGAGCCCCGCCTCAACCTGACCATCGTGGCCATGGACGCGCCCGTGGCCGCCGCGGCGACCGGGACGCTGACCTTCGCGGGCGCGTCGACCGTGGCGACGCAGCTCGAGCTGCAGGTCGAGGATCAGACCGTGCTGGTCCCCGTGGCGATCGGCGACACGCCCACCGATGTCGCCGCGGCGATCGAGGCCGTGCTCGCCGGCGACGAGTACGACGGCCTCCACGTGAGCGCGAGCGCGGCGGCGGCCGTCCTGACCTTCACCGCGAAGAGCCACGGTGAGCACGGCAACGAGATCCTCTTCAAGGTGAAGTCTCTTCCCGCCGGCATCACGGTCACGCCGGTGGCGATGAGCGGAGGAACGGGGGCCCCGGATGTCGGGGCCGCGATCGCCAACCTCGGGGCCCAGCGCTACAACTACTTCGGGCTGCCCGACACCAACAGCACCAACCTCACCGACGTGAAGGCCGTGCTCGACGACCGCTTCAAGGGCAAGAACGCGATCGACGGCCACGGCATCGCGGCGAAGCGCGACACCGTCGGCAACCTGGCGACCCTCGGCCTCGGCCTCGACACGAACCAGATCAGCATCTTCGGCGACCCCAACGTCCCGACGAACCCGTGGGCGCAGGTCGGGGTGATCTGCGCGGCCAGGTTCAACGAGGACAACCCGAAGATGTCGATCCGGGACGTTCCGCTGACGCCGATCAAGGCCCCGGACGCGACGCTCTACCTCGACGCCGACGATCGCAACACGCTGCTCGAGGCGGGCATCAGCGTCTTCCACTACGTGCAGGACACGCCCCGCGTCGATCGCTTCGTCACCCTCCAGAAGACGAACAACCAGGGCCAGCCGTCCGACGCCTACTTCGACGTCGAGACCAAGCTGACCGCCTCGGAGATCCGCCAGGAGAACAAGCGAGTGCTGGACCCGGTGCTCGGGTTCATCTGGACCCCCGACGCGAGCACGACCGAGTACGACTTCGACGTCAAGATTATCGACCCCGAGGGGGTGAGGCAGATCTTGATCACCCAGTACCGCAAGGAGTTCTTGCCGCGCGGCTGGGTCAACGATCCCGACGGCTACGAGGAGGACCTGCTCGTCGCCTTCGTCTCCTCGACGAGCGGCGGCATCACCCAGGTCCCCCGCATCAACGGGATCCTCTACGAGCTCACCGGCACGATCGAGTTCACCAACTGAGTTAGGAGCGCGGAGCCATGGCGCAGATCAACAGCGAAGTCAAAGCCATCTTCCTCAACGAGGTGCCGCTGCCCATCGTCGACGGGACCTTCAATTCGAACTTCGGCGGCAAGGAGCGGACCTCCGTCATGGGCGCCGGGCGGCGCCTGGGGTCGACCAACCAGAACATGCCGGGCAGCTGCAGCTTCGACATCGCCTACACGAAGGACTTCAAGCTCCGGGCGACGTGCGACGTCGAGGACGCGAAGCTCCGCGTGGTCTGGGACCGCGGCAACGAGTGGCTCTTGACGGGCTGCGACCTCTCGTCCCCCCTCGAGGGCGCGGCGCCCGAGGGCCGCATCACGCTCAACTACGAGGGGGACCCGTGGCTGGAGACCAAGTAAAGGCGGCCAGGGTCTACTCGGCCTACCGGTCGGCGATCCAGAACAGCGAGGAGGCAGCCAGCGGCCTCTTCGTCGACACGATAGCGAAGCTGCCCAAGTGGGCGGACCTCCCCGACAAGGCCGCGCCTTGGTTCGCGGTCTGCAACGCCGAGGCGGACTTCCTGGCACCGCCGGAGACCGCCGAGCCCTTCGACTACAAGCTGAGCGTGGCGGTCGAGCCGCGGCGGATCGCCGACGAGTTCGTCGACGCCGATGGCAGGGCGCCCGCGACCAACGAGCTCGTGCCCGAGACGCTGCCCACGTCGCTGCGCATCAGGCCGATCGTGGCGGGGGACATGTGCGTGCCGGAGTTCGACGCCGGCACGGCGGCCTTCAACCACGCGATGCGAGCCAAGATCCACGGCGTCGAGTTCAAGATGCTCGAGCGCCGGCTCGCGCCGGCCGATGTCGACGCCGCCTTCTACCTCCTCAACGACGTGACCACGGACGACGCCTGGTCGCTGATGCGCCAGCGCTTCATCGACGAGGGAGGGACGCCCATGCTGCCGATGCAGGTCGAGGTCATCGGATGGCAGGCAGCGGCGCTCGAGTTGTTCTCCTCGCAGCACGACGACTACTTCCTCGTGAAGTGCCGGAGCCCCGGGCTCGGGACGCTCAAGCTCGGGCCGATCCGAGTCATCCACACGCGGATCTACGAGGACGTCGGCGACGAGCTGACGGAGTGGGACGGCCGCATCGCAGCGTTGGCGGAGGCCACGAAGGTCCCCGAGGACAAGCTCAAGCAGGCCCGCATCGAAGACGTCGTCCGGCTGTGGGCGCAGTTTCAGGAGCTCAAAAAAAAACAGAACGAAAGGGCTCTATCTCTCTTCGCTGCGCAACGCTCTATGCTGTCTACGGCTGGCGGCCGTGCGACGTCGCCGAACTCACCCTCACCCGACTCGAAGTAGAAGCCGCGCGAGCGGAAGAGCAGCGCGAGCGCAACGCCACCGCCGTGGCCATCCAGCTCGCTCGGGTCCTGAGCGGCGGCGGCCGACGACGAAAGCGACGACGACGGGGACGATAGATGGCCAAGCTCAACGTCATCCTCGAGGCGAAGGCGAAGGACCGCGGGACCCGGAAGTACCTGCGGGACCTGACCAAGCTCGCGGATCAGTACACCGAGAGCCTCAACCGCGCCGTGGCCGCGAGCCGGCAGATGGGGGACCTCCCCTCGCTGCCGACGTTGCCCGCTGGCGGCGGCCGGGGACGCGGGGGACGAGGAGGCGGGCGCCGGGCTCCGGCCCGGGAGGATCGCCCACGGCGGCGCAGGCGGGAGCCCCGGGGGGATGGCCGCCGAGCTCGGCTCGAGCGCGACTTCGATCGGGCCCTGACGACCGCGGTCAAGGAGGCCAAGGCCCAGGCGCGGGCCATGGATCGGCAGGAGAAGCTCGCGCGCAAGGCGGCGCGCAACATCGAGAACCTGTCCGACGCCCAGCTGGTCGAGATCGAGACCCAGAAGGAGATCAACCGCCGCCGCCGGCGGGCGGCCAAGGCGGCGGCCAAGGAGAAGCTCGGTCGAGACCCGACCCTCAAGCGCGGAGGGTCGCGGCTCGAGTTTGCCGAGAACCTCGCGGTGGTCAGCGGGGAGTTCGAGCAGGCCGGTGCGAGGATCGAGGAGGGGGTCCGCGGGTCGTTCGACGCCTTCAAGGACTACGAGAAGGGCATCGTCGAGATCTCGACGCTCACCGACGAGATCCCGGTCGACAAGATCCGGCAGATCACCTCCGACGCCGCCGAGCAGTTTGGCGGCTTGCCGACCGATCAGACCGCGGCCTTCTACTCGATCGTCAGCGCGGGAGCGACCTCGGCCGCCGAGGCCCAGGAGCAGCTCACCTTCGCCAACAAGCTGGCGATCGGCGGCGTGGCCTCCCAGGAAGAGGCGGTGCTGGCGATCTCCAAGTCCGTCGCCAACTTCAAGAACCAAGGCGAGACCGCGGCGACCGCTGCCGACAGCCTCTTCACGGCGGTGAAGCGCGGGCAGACGACCGTCGCGGAGATGGCGAGGGCGCTGCCGGCCGTCGCCCAGGCGGCCAGCGACTCAGGCCTGTCCCTGGACGAGACCAACGCTGCGATCGCCGTGCTTTCGACGCGCTTCCCCTCGGCGAAGGAGGGAGCGACGGCTCTGCGCCAGGCCCTCGCCAACATCTCGAAGCCGACCAAGGGGGCGCGCGAGGAGGCCAAGCGCCTCGGGATCGACTTCTCGACGGCTGGGATCGAAGCCGCCGGCGGCCTCGAGGAGTTCATCCTCAAGCTCCGCGCCGCCGAGAAGTTCGACGAGAACACGCTCGCCAAGCTGTTCGACAGCACGGAGGCGCGCGCAGCGGTTGGCGGCCTGATCAACGGCATGGAGGACTACCGCAGCGTCCTTGCCGACATGGAGAAGAAGCAGGGGGCATCGGACCAGGCCTTCGCCAAGATGAGCGAGACCTCGGCGCAGAAGGCCAAGCAGCTCGAGGCCCAGTGGGAGCTCCTCAAGATCCAAGCGGGGGAGGCTCTCGTCCCAGCCCTGCAGAGCATTGCCGAGGAGCTAGGTCCGTTCCTCGCGGGGCTGACTGACTTCGTTCGCGACAACCCCAAGGTCGTCGGGCAGCTCGCCAAGCTGGCGATCGGGGCGGCGGTCTTCGCCCGCGCCGCGGCCGGGGTCTCGTCGGCGCTGTCGATGTGGAACGCCCTCGCTGGGGTCTCGATGACCAAGATGGGCGGGCTCAGCGGAGCGGTCGACAAGGTCGGCGCGAGCTCGAGCAAGACGAGCAAGCTCGCCGGGGGGATGCAGAAGACGATGGGGGCCCTTCCCGCTGTCTTCGTCGGTGCGCAGCTCGCCATCTTGGCCTTCAACGCGGTCCTCGATGCGGCTCAAAAGCCGCTGGAGGAGTACGAGAACGCGATCAAGCGGGTCGAGCAGGAGCAGCAAAACATCAGCTTCAAGGACGAGCAGGGCAAGGAGAAGTCCGACGAGCAGCTGTTGCTCGAGCGTCGGAACCGCCTGATCGCCGTGGTCAACGCCTCGCGCAAGGCCGAGTCCGAGGCTCGTGTTGGTGGAGTCGACGACGACGCCAACCTCTTGCAGAAGAGCATCGGCGGCTACGCCGGGCTGCTCAACCAGGTGACCGGAGTGCAGGACGATCTCCAGCGCCAGCGCCAGCAGGCCGAGCGCGACCTCGAGCGGTTTGACGAGCAGTACGCTGCGCAGATCGGGCTGAGCGAGGAGCAGACCTTTGAGCGCGAGGGCGGCGGCCTCTTCGATGAGGGCAGCATGCTCGACATGATGCGGCGCAACGCCGAGGCAAACGAGAAGATCGCCGAGAACACCGCTGGCAAACAGTGGTGGGAAGGGCCCAGCATGGAGGCGGGGAGTGTCTGATGGCGAGGGTCCCTCGCTACCAGATTCGGATCGGCGACTACACCGTCGAGGAGGTCGGGACCATCAGCCTGCGCTTCAGCATGCGCGAGCTGGCCGACAGCTTCACCGCGACGATCAACGATCGCGTCCGCGTCGACGCCGGAGATCGTGTCGAGGTTTCGGTCGAGGGGGTGACGAGGCTCGTCGGAGAAATTCAGAACGTCCGGCTCATGAAGCAGCCGGGCACACGCGACCTGACGATCACCGGGTTCTCGGCCTCGCAGCGCCTCGTCAAGTCCAGCGCACTCGTCGAGCGACGCACGATCCGCAACCGGTCGCTTCGGCAGATCGTCGAGCAGATCGTCGAGCCCTACGGCCTCGTCGTTGACGTCAGTGAGTCCGGGATCGAGGTCGCGGACGAAGTCATGGACCGAGTGCGCGTGGGCCCCGGCCAGACTGCCTGGGCGTTTCTCAAAGACGTGGCAAAGCGCCAGGGCTGCATCCTCGTGAGCGGAGCCGCGAGCGTCACGGAGGGGCGCGCGGCCAAGAGCTCGGTGAGGATCACGCGGGTCGCAGTCAGGAAGTCGCCGATCCCCGTGGTGGCCCCGGCCGCGAGGGTCTTGTCGATCGAGTTCGAAGACGACGTCCGCGACGTGCACAGCGAGTACTTCGTCAACCGCAAGGGACGAGGCCAGCGCGACCCGGAAGACGGGGGGCTCAAAGGCCTGGATGGCAGGGCGACCGATGAGCGGGTGCTCTACTCGCCGATCATCATCCAGGCCCAGGCGGGCGGCCGAGGTCAAGCCGCGCTCGACCGCCAGGCCGAGTGGGAGATGAGGCGGCGGGCGGCCGAGGGTCAGCGCGTCACCATCAACATCGACGGCTGGTCCCCGAACTACAGCCGCGCGCTCTGGTGGCCCAACACGCTGTACCGCGTCGTCGACACCGACGAGCAATACGACGAGGACCTCGTGCTGGCGTCCGTCGAGCTTGGCTCGAGCACGGGGGATGGAGCAGTTGCCCGGCTGGAGTTCTTGCCCCCGGACGCCTACGCGATCCTCAAGACCAACAAGATCACCAAGGGCAGCCGGCGCGGGTACCGGACCAACAAGGAGTGGCTCGCTCAGAACTCCCAGTTGGTCTCGCAGATCGACCTCGCATCGGACACGGTAGACTTCGACGAGGAGGAGCTCGAGCTCTACTTCACCCCGGAGGACCCTGATGCCTGACCGAACTCAAGGAGACCGTCCGATCCGACGAGCGATCGAGCAGGCCACCCGTGACTTGTGGCAGGCGGTCTACGGCATGATCGAGTGGACCTCGATCACCGGGATGAGCGCGCCGGCTGGGCAGGCCCCCTCCGCCTCGACCGATGACGACGATGACCTGCAGGTGCTCGAGCAGTACGGCTTTGCGTCAAGGCCGCCCGGCGCCGCCACGGCGCTCGTGCTCGCGCCAGGATCGGAGACCCAGGAGCGCGTCGCCATCGGCGTCTCGAGCTTGGGCGGGCGGCCAGAGACCGAAGCTGGCGACGCCGTCGCCTGGACCGCGGCCGGGCACCAAGTCGTGCTCGACGATGACGACGCGCTGACCGTCACGGGCAAGGACGCGCAGAGCATGGTGATGGACGCGGACGGCAACATGTCGATCACGCTCGCGCTGAACAAGTCGCTGACCATCAACGTGACCGGGACCGGCGACGTGAAGATCGGAGGGCCCGGAGCCGTCGAGCTGCTCAAGGCTCAGGCGAGCCAGACGCACATCTCCGGCGCGGCCAACTTCGCTGCACTGCCAGGCAACTTCGCTCCCAACGACGGCGGCGTGAAGGCCATGCAGAGCTTTGCGGCGTACATCCTCGGCATCCCCCCGGCGCCCCCAGGCCAGAGCTTGGTCCAAACGTCGGCAACCACGAAGGCGAAGGGAGAGTAGATGGAGCGCGGAGCGATCAACGGAGTGCCCGTATGGGTGCGTCTCAGCGAGCTCACCAACCAGGAGCGGACCGTGGTCAAGGAGGCCCCGGACATCGACGGCGCGCTCGTCGAGCCGCAAGGTCAGATGCCTTCGCAGTATCGGATCGAGTTCATGTTGATCCGCGACGGGGAGTGGATCACCTCCGACTACGAGACGGCGTCGCTCGAGCTACGCGCGATGTTCCTCGAGGGTGGGCCGTTCACGGTCTCGCTCCCGGTGCTCGGGGAGCTGACCGACCTGTGGATGGTCGAGGCGGTCACGCTGAAGTTCTTCGACGACTCGCGGCTGGCGATCAGCGAAGGCTCGGTGACGATGCTGGAGGGGCGACCCCAGCTGATCTTGTCCGAGGACGCGGGGGCCGAGACGAGGAACTCGATCAGCCGTCTCTCTCGGGCTTCGGTGCTCAGCTTCGGTGCGCGCGCGCCTGATGAACCGGGCTGGTCCGAGGGCGCGCTTGCAGTCCTCGACGCCTTCGGGCAGTGGCTCTCGGACACGCAGGGGCTGATCTCCGCGGCCTTCGAGCCCGTCAACAATTTCTCCGCGTCGATCCAGATCCTTCGCTCGCAGCTCGAGTCGCTGCTGCTCACGCCGCAGAACTTCGCGTCGAGGGTGATGAGCACCGCTGGGGGATTGCTCTCGCTGGTGCCGTCGCTGTCGCAGCAAGGGGACCCGCTCACGGGCTCGGCCGCGGTGCAGGACTCGGGGAACGACAAGCCGGCCGTGACCTTCATCGAGGCGTTGGCGACGGGGACCACGTTCGACAGCGACGTGCCGCCGACCCAGGGCGAGATCCTCGGCGACGGCGCCAGCGAAGAGGACCTCACCGAGCTCGGAGAGGTTGACGAAGCGCGCTCGCTTGCCTTGGCCGCGGTCACGTCGTCGGTCTGCCTGGCGATCACCTCGACCCAGTTCGCCACGATCAACAGCATCCTCAACGTCGCAGAGGCGCTGGAGGCTCCCTTCGAGGAGCTCTTCGCCATCGACGGGATCGAGTACAGCGTCTACTCCGAGGCCCGAGCCCTTCGCGCGGCGACCCGCCAGTACCTTTCGGAGCAGGCCGCGGGTCTGCCGAGGCTGAGGACCTACACGACCATCCGCCCCGAGAGCCTTCTGTCGGTTCTGCCCGAGCTGTACGAGTCGCTCGAGAGCGAAGACCAGGTGCAGGCTGCCGTCGACTCCCTCTCCAACCTCAACGCCGTGGCGCGACCGTGGGATATCCCGACGGGAACGACGCTGCGCTACCTCGAACCGCTGGTTGCATGATGGCCGAGCCGATTTACAAACTCGCAGGTCAGCAGAAGGACCCACTCGTCGAGGAGATCATCGCGATCATCGGCAGCGACCAGCCGACGCGGTCGACCATCCGACCGAAGGACAGCAGGCGCCACTGGCAGTGGTGGGCTCGAGACCCGCGCGGGAACACCTCGAGGGTCTGGGTGAGCTACGGGCAACCGATCACCGACGAGACCCCCGCCGAACTCAAGTCGCGCACCGAGGCTGCGCTCGCCGTGCTCGTCCCGGCCTACGCTCGCAAGATCGAGGTCGAGGTGAACCAGATCTCTTTCGACGAGATGCAGCTCGACGTGCTCGTCGACGGCGCGGTGGTCGTCAGCGCAACAACTCAAGGAGGTCTCAGTGCTTGAAATCCCTACCCTTCGAATCTTGCGGTTGCAGGCGCAGCAGGACGTAGAGGTCGAGGTCAACGGGGCCCTCGACTCGCGTCTGCGACAGGCACTGGCCTTCGCGCTCGCTGGCTTCGGCTACCTGTTTCTCAAGTCGCTCGTCTATCTTTCGCGGCAGTTCTTCCCCGACACCGCGGACGAAAGCTTCGCGCTGCTGTGGGCCTCGGTCTTCGGGATCACGCCCCGCGCAGCGACGGCTGCGGTGGGGCCGGTGCTGGTCAAGGGCGCCGCGGGGTCGGTGCTTGCCGGGGGCGAGATTTTGCAGCGCGACGACGGCGCCCAGTTTGCCGTCAACGACCCAGCGGTTGTGGCAGCGACCGAGGAGGTCGAGGTGACCGTGACGGCCCTCGACGACTGGGTCGGCGAGGTCGGGAACACCGAGGCGGGCACGACGCTGACGTTCGTGGCCCCACCAGCGGGCATCGAGCCGGCGGCCAACGTGGTGCCGGGCGGCCTCGTCGACGGCTTCGAAGCCGAGTCGATAGCGAGCGTCCAGGCACGCACGCTCGCAAAAATCCGAGCCCAGAATCTTGGCGGATCCGAGGACGACTACGAGAACTGGGCGCTCGAGGTCGAGGGGGTGGGCTCGGCCTACGCGCGCGGGAGCTACGCCGGCATCGGCACGGTCTTGCTGATCATCGCGCAGGAGTGGGACCCAACCAACCCAGGCGATACTCCGATCCCGTCGCTCGGGCTGATCACCAGCGTCGAGGCCTACATCGGCGAGCGCAAGCCGGCCGGGCTCTACCTCGTCGCCATCCAGCCTCCCGTCCTGCAGCCGCTGGACCCGTTCATCGTGCTCGAGCCAGACACGCCAGACATCCGCGACGCGGTCGAGCGCTCGCTTGCCCTGCGGCTCGCTGAAGTTGAGCCAGACGGGACCGCCTACTACGACGACCTCGTCAACGCCGTGAACCGAGCTGCGGGCGAAGAGCACCACCAGCTCTGGGTCTCCGATGGCCAGGGAGGCTTCGGCCCCTACAACACCGTCGTGGGTAGCAACAACCTGATCATCCCGGGTACCATCAGCTGGACCAGCCCGCCCTGATCGGAGCCCACCATGGCCTACGAGGTTGCACGAGAAGCTGCTCTGGCTTCAATTCTTCCCGCCACCACCGACCGCTACATCGCGCTGTTCCTCGGCGACCCTGCCGACGGAGGAGTCGAGATCACGCTGACCGGCTACGCACGCGTCGCCTTCCAGGATTGGTCGACAAGCTCGAACCCCGACGAGTCGACCCGGAGCCCCGCGTCTTCGATCGTCTTCCCGACGGTCACCCAGGCGGGGACCGCTGATCACTGGGCGATCTTCGATGCCCCCGCAGGAGGCAACCTCTGGCGCGGAGGGCAGCTGCTCGACGACCTCGACCAGCCGGTGACGATCAACTTCACCGGCGGTGGCGACGAGGCTCGCTTCAACATCGGCACCCTTCGAATCAAGGCGCAGTAGCGTGGCGATCATCGATGTCTACGGCGAGCAGACGCTGATCCTCGATCAGCCGCCGGCGCAGCTGCAGGTGGTCGACACCGAGCTCGCCCCGGCCGCCATGAGGGAGTTCCCGCCAGGCGAGTACTTCAACCGCACGGATGGATGGCTCCCTCGCGTGGGCCGGGCCATCGCCAGGTTCTTCTCGAGGCTGCTCAGGCGAGTGCGGGCCTTCACCAAGAACATGGACCCGAGGCAGGCCGACGAGCTTCTCGACGAGTGGGAGCGAGCCTACGGGCTCGTCCCGGAAGACGGGCTGACCGAGGCCGACCGCCGCGACGCCTTGCTCGCAAAGGTCAGGAACCAAGGCGGCGTGGTCGCCGCCTACTATCAGGCCGTCGCCGTCGACTTCGGGTACGGCGACGCGGTCGTCGAGGACGCGGCCGACCCCTTCACGACCGAGAGCCTGTGCGACGACTTCCTCCAGGACGAGGAGTGGAAGCTGAGCTTCAAGGTCACGGCGACCTCGCAGGGCGCAGCGCGGGACCAGCAGCTCGAGGACCTCATCAACGGGCAGCTGCTTGCGGGCTGGTTCGCGTTCTTCGAGTTCGTCTGAGCGAGCGTGCTCGGCGCGACCGCGGCGCATGCTAGGATCGCGTGGTGATCCTGCGCAGGCTCAAGCTCTCGGGTGACTACTCCGACGCGGACTGGACCAATCCGGCGAATGCCCCGCCGGACAATGCGAGGCCCTTCAAGGCGACCCGAGACAAGATCGTCTTCGAGCTCATCGCGCGCACCGGCACCGGCGACGACGCCGACGAGGTCGACATCGGGGCCCTGCAGGTCGACGCCTGGGTCGGCTTCGAAGGCGAGCTGCGCGAGCCAGGCAATCCCGCCGCCGGCCGTACGATCCGACGTGGGCTGACCGTGGTCGAGGCCACGAACTCGACGATCCCCGGGCGCGTGCGGCTGCTGGCCTCGGACGCCGAGGTAGGAGGCGTCGGCCGGCTGAACTTGGCCTTGACCGGCGTGGCGATCCCGGCGCTGCACGTCAAGATCATCTCGGGGGCGAGGCCGCTGTGAGGGCTGCAGGCGCTGTCAGGGCCGCGGACGGGGGCGGGGGCGGGGGCGGGGGCGGACCCGTCAGCTCCGACGACGTGGCCAACAACAGCTCGGTCCCCGGCGCGACGGTGACCGATGCCCTCAACGCCCTGCTGGCCGCCGGCTCGAGGTACGCGCTGCAGTTCAGCGATACGGGAAACCGAGCTGCCGGCGCGTCGCTGCGAAGCGGCGGCGACCTCTTCGGCAACCTCACCCCTGGGTCCGGCGCCGGCCAGCCGTCTGGGGGAGGCGTCGTGCGCGAGGTCGCCTGGCGTCGCTCGGTTGCCATCCTCGGAAGCTTTCGCATCTCAGCCATTCAGCCGGGAGGGACCGAGCGCGCGTTCATCCTGGTCCCGACTCCCAACGGAGTCGGAGACGGGATCGCTTCTGGCCTCAACTTTCCGATCAACCCCGGTGAGCAGATCGCGGTGCTGTGGGACATCAGCAGCAGCGGGACCACGCAAAACCCAGCCGTGACGGTCCTGGTTGAGCCATGACGATCATCCGAAACAAGAGCGGTGCGCCATCGTCGTTGTTCAGCATCGGCGCCATCAACGTGCCCGACGACGGCGACTTCGACCTGTCCACGGTCGTGGCTGGTCAGCCGCTAGTTCTCGAGGCGAAGGCTCAAGGGCAGGGAGAACTCCGTGCCGCTCTCGTCAGCGGCGAATGGTGCGTCGTCAGCGGGGGTGCCGAACTCGGCACGCAGGACAGCGTCGCCGCGCTGATGAGCAGCAGCGAGCGCGAGCTCGACCAGCGGGCGTCCCAGCGCGAGACCGGGACCCTGGCCAGCTACGTCTCCAACGCCCCCGAGATCATCAGGGCGTGGCCGATCGGAGAAGGCGAGCAGATCACGGTCGTGCTCCAGTGCTTCGACATCGTGGCCCCGGTCTCGTTGGGCCGTACTCGTGGAGGAGCCTGGACCGGCCTCGGGAAAGCTGGTCGAGACGGCGCGAGCGCGCCGACGATGATCGGCGAGACGACCGACAAGGCGGAGAACCTCTCGAGGGACAGCCTCGGCTTTCGCGTTGAGGGCAACACCATGGTGCTGGAGTTTGCGGCGAGGATCCCCGGCACGCCGAACCTCAACTGGATCCTTCGCTACTTCATCGAGAGGCAGCCGAACCCATGAGCAGCGGGAAAGAAGTCGGGCTCGTCGTCCTCAGCCAGACGCTGGTCTTCAGGCGCGTGCCGGTCACGGCGGCCGACCTCACCGTCGAGGGCGTCTTCGTTCTCGATGCTGAAGAGGACCCCTCCACGGATGGGTCGCTGCTCGAGCTGGATGCAGGCCTCCAGCTGCACGGGCTGCAGGTCATGGACGGCGGCGAGGATGCAACGGCAACAGCAGGCGGGCGGCTCGTGACCATCCGCTGCGTCGCTGATGCTGGCGCAGCATTGATGGGCGAGAGCCTCGGCCCGAACAGCCCGACGACCGACACGGCGCCCGAGCACAGGTTCACGATCGTCGGGAGCTCTGCGGCCTTCGTCGGGGTCGATCGTCGGCCGATTCAGTTCTTGTACGATGCACAGTCCAGCCGCTGGTGGGTGCCAGACTGGGGCGCGCTGGCAGGACAAAACCCCGCGCACTGGGCGGGCTCGGTCCCGGCGTCGACGCAGGAGGCCATCGCCCGACTCGCTGCCGGCTACCACGCCGTCCATGGAGTGGTGCCCTAGAAGGGCAAGCCGCCGTCCTGGACGTCCTCGACCTCGACCTCGAGATAGCCGTCGCGGGCGCGCGCGCCCAGGCCCTCAGCGCTCCATCCCCGGAGGTAGGCTTCGCCGACGACGACGCAGATCGCCCGCAGATCGACTGCGTGGTTCGCCTCGAAGGTGTCTCGCCCACGGTCGTGCTGCTC